GTCTAAGGTCTTTTAGATAAGAGGTGGTTCGTTTTCTTCGAAAATGAATCTAGCGTCGGAATTATGGTCTCTATTACCCATAAGCTAATTGTTCCCATGGCCCTTCAACACACGAATTACGTGTGATTTATGCTTGAAGGATTTCTGTGAGTGACATAAAATGAGAGGAATAATTTCATCCTCGGACTAAGGGGTCGTCCCCGTCCCTGTACCTACATCTGGCCACCTAGAATAAATTCCAGGCCGATTGTACGTCGTCATACGTCCAAAACTGTGGTATACCTGCACGATACCATCTTCTCAATCACTCAGGTCCCCCCTTAAGGGGATTCTGAGCAGCAAGAGTTGATGGCCGGGCCGTCGGTTCCATTATAACAGTTAATTGTCCGGTCGCACGTTATAGTTCGCGTGCACTCACACCATAAGAAAATTTGTCTTCCAAAGACACTCCACACAAGAAAGGTGTGGTCGCAGATTCCCTCCAAAAGGAGTCGGAAAATTTTCTTTAACGAAGTTCGGCGCATCTCGTCCCCCATACAGGGGAACGTGCCTCAGAGCCTCCTACTTGACTGGATTAGTCATGTGATCTCATCTACAAGTGATGAAGAAAGATGTTGACCTGTCTGACAGGGACTAACTGAAACAAAGGTTCCATACGGAATCTAAAGTTCTGTCGTCCTATCATCGGATTAACACCCAACTTCAAGGCCTTCTTGTAGATATTTTTGAACATTTGTTCAGAATCTGGTCTCGTGCGCCCATCCATCGAACTAACTTTATCGGTCCAAAAGTAGTATGAATCATCCCTGAGATCATAGATCTCATCCTCAGGGAGGTCATCTGTTCGAACAGAAATCATCGGTACAGCCTTACGGTAATTCTTCGAACTACAGTTAAGCTCTACAGGAGTGCTATCTATACATACGCCCAAGACGTTAAAAGCATGCTGAGCAACAATTGCAGCAGCCTTTGACATCTTTGGTAGAGGACGTACGCCCAAATTGACGAGTTCAAGTCCACCCAAAGCTCTTGGAAGGTACCAGTCACGCCAACTTGTCCCCAACTTACCCATGTTCCAACGGATAAATTGAGATAATAGCTGATCAGCCTTTAAAGGATCAAAGCCCTTCACCAGCGCCGTGGAAGACTCCCCGACCGACCCAAAGAATGGGTCGTGTTCGGTGGACTTCTCGACACGAGTGTCGGACAACACTCTGCCTGTACCCTTAATCAAACCCACATTAACGTAGGGAATAAGGTCTGTGATTCGTCCTGTACAAAAGTAGTCCCTTGTCACGAGGAGGAGTTTGGAATTAATCATTCCAAAATCCCTCGAGATAAAGTTCTTACCAATTGACGGTATCAAACCAGCAGAAGTCGTAAGTCTCTTAAAATAATCATAAGACGAACGAAGGCGGAGTTTGAACAGAGCATCATCACCATTAATCTTGATGACGTCGTCTCTGTCCACTTGATCCTGTGCGGCTCTCCATACGATCGAGGCAGTGTCACCCATTTTACTAGTGACTTTCCTGCTATGATCGCGGATGTATTCTGCCCTGTCAGCAACAACGGTAGCGCGGACTAACGCGAAGTTGATAACACAGAGGAGCGGAAATGAAAGACAATTGCCCATTGGCTGTATTGTCTTATCCTGCCTTATAACCTTTCCGTTGGGCATCTCCCACTCGTTCCGAGTGAGGGATTTCAAACCCATACCGAAAACCCAATCTGCAAGTTGCATTCTCTTGCAAATACACGTCCAGGCCCAGGCCGTGTAACGAGTTTTAAGGTTATCCGTCGCGGCTTCATAGTCTGCCGAAACAAGGAATTCATCACCGTCGAGCTCAATACCCCCAAGATCTTGGAGGTTAACGCTTCTTACAGTAAATGAAAATGCGGGATGCTTCTGGACACGTTTATGAATCAAACGATTCAAGAACTTTCCTAAGTAAGCTTCATTTGGAGGACCGGTCGTTATAGACCTCAACTTAAACGGCTCCTTGACAAGATGAACCTTGCCTTTTAGAAATTCGGACTTATCAGTGTTCTCGGCTGCTCTTAAGAGTTCAAAAGAGTCCGGGACCATTACCTCGACAGTCCCCACCATTTCTGGTAGGCGATGCTTGGCACAGGTCTCGTAGAGCGCTGATGTACCACCTCCATCCTTCCTAGTCCAACCCACATGGGCGGACATCGAAGGTAGAAGGCTGCTAAGGAAAGCATGTTTTGCCTTTTTCAAGGGCTTAAACAGCTGCTTAACAGTTCTCTCGATCTCGATGAGAATGGTATCGTCGTCTTGTGTTTCCTGAACATCAAGTCCTGCAATTCTAGCAAAACCTTGAAGTCCAGCATCCACGTCCCACCAAGGGATTGCCTCGGTACCCTTCTTCACCATCATTATTGAATAGGCGAAGGAGTGTCTCCTCGAGGGAATCCATGCCCATCCATAACTCAAGCGTTTCAAAGCTCTACCCATAGAAGGGAAAAGAGAAAAGAACACGCCATGAGTCACAAATGGTGGTGGGTTGGGATGTTCGACCTGCTTGGTCCAATGGCAGAAGGCATCAACAGAGGCAAACTTAAAGTAAGACTCCACCGATTTTCTCATACCAGAGAACAGGGCGAAAGCGCAAAAGCGACGAAAGTCACATATTTCAAGCTTCAGATCAAAGTGAGCGAATATGAGGACTATATTTGTCCATAATGCCGAGGACTGACTGGCAATATGAGTCAAAAGGTCGAGCCAATAACTAGCACTAACCTTTCGAGCAACCTCCCTACTATCTTCAACGGTAGAGAGGGACGGGTCTGAACAAGAAGCGGGAACAATTTTATGGAACACAGGAGGAGCTTCAAGCCTCCTGATATTAGAGATCACATCCCTAACGTGAGGGCCGGGACCCCACACTGGATCAGTCATAAATACTTGACAGATCTTACGTGTGAGAAGGTCACCCTCCTCGTTAGCCGACAGCCGTGTCTTTGACACTAACTCCAGCCATGATGGTTTGATTACGGTTATTTTCTTTAGGATGTATGCGGAGAGAGCATTTTGCTCTTCCTGCGTCGCTGGGAAAATATTCACTTGATCAACCATCGAAGTATTCTTGCGTCGGAAACGCAATGGAACTTCAAAACCAAC